ACGAGCCTGTACGTCTAGGTACTGAGCCATGTGGCGACCAAGCAAACGTGAAGCAGAAGCCATGATGTCGTCGAAAGATGCGTTTAGCAACAGCTCTGAGACTGCAACTGCGTATCCGTGCTCGGCAACGGTGATAGCAATCTGCTCTGCGGTTAGAGCGTTGGTGGTCATACGTACACCTTCTGATAGTGGAGTTGGGTCCACTGCGAAGTTCTTGTAACGTAGGAAGTTAACACGTAGACCAGGAGCAACACCTAGTTCAGTCTTCTTAACAGCGAACTGCTCGAAGCGTAGAATTGGCATAGCCTGGAATAGGATTTCCTTCGACCAAATGGTTTGGATAGATTGGCTCAACTGTGAGTTTGAGCCTGAATAAGCGGTAGGTGCACCAGCGAGCTGGGACGAACCTGTAATAGCAGAACCTGCCATTTTTGCTCCTTTCAGAAGCGGTTGTTAGTTAGGTGGTTAATTACCGAACAATCCCTGTCCACGGTTGTTATTACCGCCCAAAAGCTTTGAGCGATTCTTTGCATATTCTGCCATTGACATATTTGAAATACTGTCGGGGGTTAACGTAGCTGAGTCCGAATCATTGTCGAGGGGTCCGTTTGCTGGTACGGTGATGCGTGTACCAGTCATCTCCTTGCGGCTCTGCTGTGCGACTTGCGTAACAGAATCGAAGATTTTTGCAGAACGTTCTTTAAGACCAAGGATGCTCTGCTCAATTTCATCCTTAGAATTTCCAGAAATTAGGTCTACTAGTTCTGGAATAATGTTTTCGCGCTCTTGTTCTAGACGCTGCGAACGATATTGCTGCAGCTCCTGGAATTCACGCTCCCGATCAAGAAGAGCAAAAGCTTTTTCGCGTTCTACACGCTCAGCTTCAAATTTACTTGCCCATTCCTGTTCTTTTTTAGCAAGAAGATCGCGAACCTCAAGTTCTGATTCTTCCTGCTTCTTACGTTCAGCTTGACGCTCAGACTCACGAGCCTGACGCTTTGCTGCACGCTCAGCCTCTAGAGCTTGACGCTCTTCACGCTCCTTACGAAGCATAGCTAGTTCTTCCTGTAGCTTTTCTACTTGAGGGTAAAGCTTTGCCTTTTCCTGAGCACGGGCTTTCTGAATTGCTTCAGCAACCTTGTCAGTGTTTGGCAAGAGTGTCTCCTCAACAACAGCTTCAGGTGCAACTTGTTCGGTAGTACTTTCTACCTCTAGGTTTTCATCCATTATTTATCTCTTTTCATTCTCGTGGGTCGTTTTCCGATGTGTGAGCACGTGACCTTGTCAGTGGGTATACTATAAGAATAAGGAAATTAGTAATTAGTTTCTTAGCAAACTAAAATTATTTATTGTCTATCTATAGGATCTCTTGTTGGTATGTTGGCACCGTATGCCTGTTGTACCAAAGTTTCTCTCATGCTAGCTTCGCCCTGCTCTTCTTCCATGTTAGAGTTTAGCTCAGGATTGTCAGCACCCTCTTCAGGTGGACCTTCAATACCATCACCCATAACATCTCCATCACCCATCATCATAGGGTCAATAGGAGTTGCGGAGCTACCTTCAGGTCCTGGCATCATACCGGTCATATCCATAATTTCTTTCTGGATCTGTACCTTAATGAGTGTCAAGGCACCATCAGCCTTAGCATCTTCAATCATTTCCTTACGAATTTCTTCAAGCTTCTCATCTGGGAATTCTTCACCAAGAGCACGCAAAGCACCTTCTTTAGACTCTAGTCCTAGTGCCATCTTTTGCTGAAGTTCGCTCATCAAGATTAGCTTGTCTAAAGGAAGAGGTTGAGGAAAATGTGCAAATGATCTATAAGTAAGAGGATCATTAGGGTCTAAGACATCTAACTGACCTTCTTTTAATGGCGCATTAGTGCTTGGGTCATAGGTAAGAACCTGTGGTTCTTTAACAACAAGATTTAAAATAACAATCTCGTTAATACGTTCAAGACCCTTACCGTATTGAGCGGTCTTTTGTGCCCAGCGGTTCATCAAAGGCTGGTACTGAATAGACAGAGCAACACCAGAGGTGTTTGAAATAGGTTGAACTTGACCAAGAGCAGTCTCTGGTACGTTCATCATTTCGTGCATAGCAGTCTTTAGTGAAGACAGGTACTCCATTGCACCAGCAAGACCAGCGCCTCCACCTTCAAGATTAAATACCTGAGAGTCTTTAGGAAGACCACCCCAAACTTTCTTTGCACCCTTTTCAAGGTTAGAGGCTTTAGCACCAACGATAACTGTTACAGGCGCAGCGTGGTAGTTGATGATATCTGCAATATCTGTAGAGATTTCGTTATATGAACGGTTAATAGTGATGATGTCATGAGCGTCTGCTAGACCCCATGGAGAACCAGAAACCGGAATATTAGGAATGTGAACAACTGGGATCTGACCTAGTGGGTTTGGTCTTGAGTCAATCAACTCGTCATTGATGTATTCTTCGATAATGTCATCGGTAAGGATTTCAGTGTAAGTAAATACCTGACGAGTACCTTCTAGGCTTGTGCCCCAGAAACGGTACTTCTGCTTAAATCTAAGTAAACGAGTTCTATCGTGTGGGTGGAACTCTGGAAAACAAAACGCAGGGTTTAGAGGAAGAATACGAACACGTCCTGGGTGAAAGCGACCTACGCTATCTTCCCATGCTTCTTCATAAGCAATCTTAACAAAACAGTCACCTGATACAGCACCAGTTTGAGCCATTTCAAACAAGATCTGCATCTTGTTGTTGTCTACTTCCCATACACGCTCAAGAAGCTGAGGAATAATAGCCTCAGTAGCTTTAGGGGATTTAAAGTGAACACCCTTACCAAAAGTAAATCTAGAAATGTAATCTAGAAAAGCACGGTAATAATTAATCGAAATTTGCATTTCGCCTTGTTCACGGCGATAGCCCCAGTGGTGACCAAGGTACATAGCCCAGTTAAGGCTGTAACGGTTTAGACGAGGACCGTGGACCTCAAACTCTTCGTCAGCAAGTTCTACAAGACCTAATGGAGAAATAGAGATTGTTAGGTCAGAAGAAGCCGCCCTATAACTGGGTGGTGAAAAGTCCGCAAAAGACATTTATTTATTTATCCTTAGACTTTTTCTTTGGAACAGGCTTTGAATTCTTTTCGTCTTTTTTAAGACCTTTGTGAGCAGCCTTCTTACGCAGCTTTTCTTCTAGCATCTTTTGTGCGATCTTCTTGCGACGAGTCTCTTCGCTAGTCTCAATAAACCGACCACCGTGCTTCAGGTACTGCTGATGAACCCAGTGGCTAGCGCCTGGGTTAGGGTAGTTAGTGTACTTGGCTTTTGCTTGTGTAACAATCAAAGTCCAAAGCTTTTCATTGGCAGGTACTTGTGCCATTATGCCGTCTCCTCAAACGTAGAGCTTACCTCGCCCCCACGCCCCCTTATAAGGGGCGGGGGCAAGAGTAAGGTGTTTGTTATTAGTCTTGAACTACTGTTGGGTTCAAACGTGCTGTTCTACCACCAGAAACCAACTTGGTCTCAACAGTCTGCTCAGCATAGTTAGTGAATGAACCGTGTGCAAACTCACCTAGGAAAGTAGGTGCTTCGATCCATGCAGCAGAACCTACGTGTGAACGTTCTGCTAGGGTCTCAGCAGCTGGCTTCTGCCATACTGGTGCGTTGCGGTTTGGGCGACCAGGAGCTGCAGCAAAGCCGCTCATGATACCCTTCTGGAAGTCGTTAGGAACGTCAGTGTCAGTAGCAACACCCTCTTCAAAACGAAGTGGACCTCTACGCTCGACGTTACCTGCGGCTTTTAGTTCGTACGCCTGCGGCGCACGCTCTGGAAACATAGGATTTGGAGAAATGCCCATGGAAACTCCTTTTAGTTAGAAATGGAACTGCAGTATTCCAATACTTAGTTTGACTTATAATCAACATAAATAAAGGCTTAATTAATAATTTTTAGAAAAAAGGACTAGAAGACACATTTACCTCTGGCATTACTAATTCTCTGGTAAGAGAGCAAGCCATAGCTAAACTATCCACATAGTCATCGTGCGCGTATGTCTCATCAGGCGCTGATACTGTAAAGTTAGGACCTTTATACTTAATTTCTACATCTGTCATCTGCTGGTAAAAGCGCTTCCATATACGAAGACGCCTAGATTCTGCATGAGAAGGGTAAGCTAAAGATCTTCTTTGTAGAAGCTCCTGTAAGTGTTTGAACCGTTTAGATTGCTCCGATTGGCTAGATGTGAGGGCTACGACCTCAGCTCTAGGCATAAGAATTTTTAGACGCTGTGCTACCGCGTCACCAACACCGTTAGCATCGATACCAATTGCCAATACATCATAGTTGCTTAAAAAGTTTACTATTTGGAAGTACTGTTCTTCCCAGTCATCGCCTTGTATTTCCAACCAGTTGAGGATTCTATGATCGTAATACCCAAACTCATCAGGTCTATCCCAGTCGACCCAGACAACAGTAACAACGGTTGAGTCCATTTTTCTAGCAGGATCGACTCCGACAACAACGGGTGTCTGATGCCAGGTTTTGACGATTTTTTGGCTAGTGTCACCAAGCTCATCCAAGAGGGTAGAAGAGACAAACATTCCGCGTTCAAGTAGCCACTTGCAGTTGTACGACATCTGAAATTCATCTGACTCCTCTCCAATACGAATAATTTCTTTCTTTATAAACTTATTATAATCTGGGTTAATCTTTGCTACATCCCTGTAGTCCCATTGAAAATGGTTTTGTCTAGCATTTCTACCAGTTTGTCTACGTCTGTTTAATTGGATAGACTTATAGAAATTGTTTTTATGAGTAGTAGGTGTTCCGGTCTTAACCATAGTACCCGCATAATACGCCATCATAGGAGAAATAGACTTAGTAACAATAAAGTCATCAGCTTCTTGACACTCATCAATAACAACAAGGTGGAACGACTTAGATTCAATCTTTGCACGAGGGTTAGCAGTCATCATTGTTAAGGTAGATCCAGACTTCTTAAGTCGAATCATTTTAGTAACACCACCAGCTTTAGCAGCTACATCGTCAATTTCAGGGTCACTAAGAATTTCTTGCGCACGCTCAGAGCTTAATCGAGTTACAGTTCGGCTAAACAAAGTTTCTGCCTGAGATTCAGTAGGAGC